CAACAATTAAATAAAGTAATTCAATCAATAGAATATATTTATAAAGGTGGTTGGGTTCAAAGAAATGAAATTTATCATATATTACAAGATCTTGAAACAATTAAAGGTGATTTAATAACTGCTGATATTATGAAAATAAGTCAACAATTAAAATGGTCTGAAAAAAAGGAGAGTAAATAATGAAAATAGAAGTTAAACAAAAACATATAGACCTAGCGCCCAAGCTATTTAGTAAAGGTGTAAATCCAAAAGAGTGTTGTCCAATCTCATGCGCAGTGCAAGAGAAGTTTCCAGACAAACTTGTATCAGTTGGTTGGTGTAATGAAGTTGATAGCAATAAAATGTTTCACGAATTTTTTTATATTTCGGTCACTGATCCAGAAAATGACTATGATGAAATTATTTATAATGATGATAAAATATATGACCTAGAATTATGCTCGAAGTTTGCTGAAAGATATGATAATGGGGACAAAGTTGAACCATTTGAATTTGAAATTAAGTGACCCACATATTTAGACATCCGAACTATTACAAACAACTTAAAAAGAATCAAGCACCAAGCGATGATAAAAAAGATACTGAATCCTCAAGCGAGGAAGCTACAGGGTCAAGCGAAGACAACGAAGAATCAACAAGCGCAAGCGATTGATGGCCCTCGAACAATAAACACTTCTTCTTCCACTCCACAAGCACAAAAGAATTCTTAGGATGGCGGGCGTGAAATGATACTTGATGAGGGGACAGGCGAGCCTTGTTACCACTTGCTACTTTTAATTCTACAGTGAAAAAGTGCCAATGATTATTATAGCCCAATAGATCGGGAGTACCAAGTAGGCTAAGGTTTTCCAACCTAGTCCAAATGATATCCTTTGAGGCAGTTTTAAGTTTTTTATATAGTTTAGTTTCTGGGCCCACAAGTGCATTAATAATCCTTCTGAAGTTTATCTGGTAAGATAAGACTCGAAGGTTTTTCAGTTTTTAAAACTAATCTGTGTGCACTATGACCTGGCTGACCAATAATTGGAGTAGCATTTTCATGTACTTCCATTCTTCTGATAGCGTGTAGTTTTCCTTTAATCTCTACGTAGATGACTGCATTCTTAACTGCATCCGATCCTTTCGTAAAGTTGCTTAGAAACAACTGTAAGTCTTGTACTCTCATTAATCTTTTTGTCTTAACTTAGCTGACAAATCCTCTATCACTTTTTTATATCCTTGCAAGAGATTTTTATTTTTTTCATTCTCAGATGAAATTTTCTTAGCTTCAAATATTTCTTTTTTTAAAACATCAAGAAGAAACTCATAGCCTTTAATAGTCTGTCTAAGTTCATCAATTTGTCTAGTTAAATCCAGAGTGCCTCTATCCTCAGGAACATCTATTTTAAGTTCATCAGTATTTTTTTCTTTCATTATTGACTTTATAGGATAATTGACTTAAATTGTCAAACATGGGTGTACCAAAAAGATTGACAGAATTACAAAGAAAGTTTGCTGAGATACTAGTCTTTGGTGACAAGGACGGCAAGCCAGTTACAAAAACTGAGGCGGCAAAATTAGCGGGTTTTAGTCCCAATAGAGCCAGTCAAGAAGGATATGAATTAACACACCCTAAATTTCACCCACTAGTTGTAGAGTATATTGGTAAACTAAGAGAAGAGAAGATACAGAAATTTATGGTAACATTTGATGGACACCTGGCAGAACTAGATCGTATCAAAGAGAAGGCCCTTAAAAAAGGATCCTTTTCAACTGCAGGAAATATGGAAATAGCTAGAGGTAAAGCGGCAGGATTATATATAGATAGAAAAATTATTAAGACAGGCAAGTTAGAAGACCTATCTGAACAAGAACTAGAAAACAAAATGAAACAAATATTAGAAGACTATGCACCAATTCTAAATGCAAAACAAATAGATGGTGAAGTTATATCTTCTGAATCTTCTTCACCCACTGACGAGGAATCATCGTTCGATCCCCAAAAGTAATACCATCTTCATCTTTATCATAAGAGGCAAACATCTTAATAGATTTATCATCTTTTGAGTATAACCAACCCTCATTAACAGGATAAGCCAGTTTCATTTTATCAAACTCTTTGTCGGTAGCCCAAGCCGAGTCACTGACACAGTCGACCCACTCCACTCTGACTTTTTGAAAAGGTATATCAGGAGTTGTTATAGTGTTGATAGCTTTACGTCTTTTCCTAGGCATATCCCCCTATATCATCCCTATAAGAGATGTACCAGATAAATCACCTAACAAATTTTCCATTTATTTGTCCCGAGCGGCACCACTGTACTCAACTTGGACTAACCTTTTACTTAAAAAGACCTATAAATGACATAAATTTATGTCACTAAAACAGTTTCTGTCACTAATTTTGTCACGTATTATTGTTGTATACCAACGATAATAGCTCATTCTGACACTTTGACACTTTTTTTTCATGTTTTTTTTAAACGTCTCTCATTTATCTGTGACATCTCTTATGTATATTTTTGTGATATTTATGCAACACCTATGCCTTATTTAAGACATATTTATACCACATTCATGTCATGATTACCTTAGAAAGGTTCTAAACTATTTTGATTTTTTATCGTATTCTTTGTATTCTTCTATTAATTTCTCTGATGGATGCCATACATCCACTGCTGAATGGCAGTTAGGACACGAAAGATTACTAACTATATCATAATCCTCATTGTCCTCAGTGTCGTGATCTCCACCCCAAATCAATTCATGTCCACAGTGCCAACAATTCATTTAAAATCCTCTTCCTTCATTGGTGAAACTTTCTCCTTCTCATCGTTCATTAGTTCATGGTACATGTCCAGTCGTTTCAAGAACTTATGCTTCCAGGTTCGTAGTTCATGATCCGTGAACCCAAATTCTTGATAAAATAAGTCTGGCGTACACACCATAATCATTCCCTGACGGATATTACTCTTGTATACATAATCATGGGCCATGCAATAAGCTGCAATTTGAAGGTAATAGTCCTCGATCCATTCTTCTTTCTTCGGTCTATTCGATTGTTTAAAGTCGATTATAGTATCAAGGCCCTTGTAATTACAAACGAGATCAGTAGACCCAGCGTACAACCCAGGATAAAACAATGTGACTTCCGAGCCGTAATATTCCGTAACGTTTGATAAACCTTTTTCAATAATTTTTTGGGCCATGGGCTTCGCCTCCTGTCCGATCCCTGTAAGATCATCGTACCCAACTCCTTCCACATAAGATTCGAGGAACTTGTGCATAGATGTCCCCCTATTACTACTATGGTTTTTGATTCGTTCAGCTTCTTGTTCTCCAACTTTGGCCTTCCATTTCTTTAAAAAATCTGTGTTTTTGGTGGCCCCTAATATCGTAGTCACCGACGGAAGTCTATAATTACTTATCTCATAAACCCTTTTTCCTGTATCAGGGTTCGTGATCTGTTTTCCTTCTATATAGTTGAATTTATTACTCTTCTTCATTTGTCAATTCTTTCTTCTCTTCTTCATAACCTTCCATAAGTTCTTCATGGAGAGTCTTTTCTTTTTTAAAAATTCGATCAAACTCTTTCCTATACTTATCATCCGAGGGTCTTGAGATACCATCCCATTGTCTACCTTTTTCTTTAGCCATAAATCTTCTCACATTTAAATTTATCTTTGTCATCAGAACTAAAGGATAGATATCTATTTCTATTCTTTAGAAACTTTAAAGGTTCTTCATGCATTGCAAATGATATTTGCTGTAAAATATTAGATGCATGTCTACATCTTTCTTGACTTATTTTAACACTATCCTCGTGAGAAATACCTTCTTTTCTCTCCAACTCAATAATAAGATCTATATCCGCACAATCTTTAGTATCTTTATCTATATAACTACCAAAGGCATAAATGGATTTTACTCTCGCAATATAATAATCATTGCTATTCATTTGTTCTACTCTCTCAAGTAGTTCTTTTACAACCTCGGTTGCTTTTTCTTTTGAGATAGGTTTGATAAATTTAGCGTTAGCTAATGACAACGCTTTGTTTTCTAGTTCATAGTAAGCACTACCATTAAAATCTTTTTTATTGATATAACCTTCTTTGATCATATCTTCAAAAAATTTGATAATCTTTTTTTCAGAAGTTAGTTTTAGTTCGGGCCAATACTTAATTGAATTAGCATCAAACTGACCACTAGTATTATCTCTAAAAAATTTTCTAAGGTGTTTAGCTTCTATCCCTAGTATCTTATCGCTTGCATTTACTCTCATATTTCTCCTTTATAGTTTTTTCTTTAGTTCTTTAACATACTCTTCGTTTTCTTTCTGTCTCTTGTCCTCTATTATCTTGACATGTTTACGCCATGCCCAAGAATTTATTTGTCCCGCCCACTTCATAATGAAATGAAGGGTATCATAAACTATTTTGTCCAACATTTTTCCTCCTTTTAAAATCTGCTAGATCAACAATATTATCCATGTTTACTTTTTCATTAGCATAATGCTCTATGACTTGTTGAATCTTATGTAACTTTGTATGAGCAAAGGGCCAAAGCAAACAACACACATAAAAAGCATCTCTAAATGTACAACGCCATCTATATTGCATCAAGTAATTTGATCCGTCAACTCGTTTACCTTTTCTAGGTTTCTTGTTTAACGTTCCAACTCCTAATACTTCATGTACCCAAATCAAAACACTACGATCCGTCATAGATATTTCCATACTAATGCGCATACAATCATAGGTTCCTGATCTTTTTTTCTCTGGTTTTCTTTTAAAATGTATGGATCCTTCACCATCAAACAATCCCGCAATGTAAGCTTTGTCTACATCAGAAATCATTAGTGTATCGATATTCCCACACCTTCTATTTCAAAATCATCATCATAATCATAGATCTCTCCTTGTGAATCACAATCATGACACTGTTCGATCATCTCTTCATTACTTAAAATGGTGTTAAATTTTAAATATCCATTACCTCTACAAGTAGGACAAACATAAACTCGTTTAATTTTTTTTGAATTGGCCATTATATTTCTTTGCTTTCTCGTTTGCTATTGCTTCTATTGTTTTTGATACACTTAGTTTTGCGTCTGGAAGTATTAGTTTTGATAGCTTCTCTAAGACTTTATATGTTTCTTTGGACAGTGAAACATTCCTGTATTTACTCATGTCAGTCATATATAATACCTTTCATTATTTATATTTAATATAAATTAGTTTAAAGGATTGTCAATGATAAAAATGTATTTTCTAACAATATTCATTTGTTCCGCGGTCAGTGGAGAATGCAACGTGTCTAATTTAGAACCATTTCAATATAAGACTTATTATAAATGCATGCAGGATGGCTATGGTAAATCCTATGAAATGTTATTTGCAGAGACTCCAAGAGAAACTGTAGAAGACGGTATGTTATTTACTAAATGGATTTGTAAAGAAGAGTTGACGACCGCAACTTAATTTGATAGTGAATTAGATCTTCTCACCATTAACCTACCCTTATGTTTCCCTCTATAGGGTAGGTGTCATCTACAGATGCAACCATAGAAATGGCCACTGCCATCATTCATAATATGCGTGTTCCATGATCCGTGATACGTGGTCAATTCCAAACGTAGTATGTCACATAGATCAAAGCAATCTACTTCACTTAATAACTTTATATGTTCCGTCATCTGTTTCGTTACTTCGACCAGTTGAAAGATTCCGTCGTTTAGTATGATTAAGTCCACGTGCGACCTCCTCTAATTTTTTATACCACAAATCTTTATACTTCTTATCTTTTGTTTTTTGATAAAGGTTTGCTATTGTATCTAGTTCCTCTGATGAACTCATTGTTTCTAGTCCCCCATAATAAAACGTTTTTTAGTCCTGGTGCTTTGATATTCATATCCACACCAAAAGGTTTCCAGGCTCTTTTCATAATGTTTAACTCAAGTAAAAGATTGGCCCATTGTCCTTGGTTCATGCACGTTGTTTTAATGGTGATTGTTTTTTCTTTCATGTTAATTATTAACTCTTCTATCAAAAATATTTTCTTTATCTTGAGGAAGATCTCCGTTCATCATAGATGTTATTAAATTAATTAAGTATTTGTTGTCATGCTTTTCACCATTCTTACCATAGCGAATCATTACTCTAGTCCAAAACATTAAAAAATAAAAAGCAGCTATTGAATCAGTATTTTCAGAACCCAGTATTTTACTAATATCCTCAAAGCCGTCTTCTACATCGTCTTGTATTTTATTTTGAATATCAACCCAAAGTTCATCTCTATCTTCTTTATTCATCTGCCATCCTTTCTGCTTGTTTGATTAGTTTTTTACTTATAT